CTTTGTAGAAACCAATTAAAAACAGAACCACAATGAAAAATTCAGCATTCATCAAAAAAAATTACAAACAATCAACTATCTCTCGTATGAAATCACTTTACGGATTTACTAGCCTTAAAGAAATTGATAATTGTGAAGAAGTAATTGAAGCACTTAAAAAATTTGAGGTATTCGGTAATAACCCAAGATTTGTCCAAGAAATCCTTTTTGACCAAATTGATTTTGAAATTGAACTATCTGTAAAAAATCAAACTGGATTTAAACATTTCAAATTACACAAATAATATTAGGCAGAACAGAAAAGAATACTTATCTTTGTAGAAACAATTAAAAACAAGAACTATGGAAATGAAAATCACGATTGACCCTGTATCTTACTCTCAATTTATGGGATTAGAGTTACAATATGTATTAGAAAATTGGGATGAAATCCTAAAAAATATTTTAGAAGAATGTGATAATTTATTCTAAAATCCTTTGGCAGAACAGAAAAGAATTAGTATATTTGTAAAACAAACCCCTTAAAACTATAAAAAATGAACCAACCACAAAAACCACAATTAGACGAAACTACAAAAGGTGTAGTTGCATTAGTTCAAATCATCGTAGCATGTATCTCATTGTTCCTTTGTTTCAAAGCATTCACACTCTGATGAAATAAAAAACCCCCCTTATCTCACGAGGGGGGTTTATCAAAGAGACCTAAAGGTCTGAAATTAAGCGATAGTGATTTTTGTTCCGAACAAAGTTGGAGCCATCAAGAATACACCATTAGCAGATTTCCAAGAGATTGAAAGGTTCACACCATTCATATCTCCAAGAGCAACTCCTAATGAAGCGTCACCAGCAGATGCACGACCCGCAGTTTCAACACCACATAGGTAATAGTCACCAGCGTTTGAAAGGACAATTCCGATAAGTGGGGCACGACCCAATTCAACTAATCTTTCACGAACATCAGCATCTAATCCAATCATTTTTAGGGATACTGTTGACTCATAGAAAACTGTTCCATTGTTTCTGTCGTAATTTCCAGCCTGTGTAAGACCTGCGTGTTCTATATCTTGTTCAAATTCGTATACTGTGAAACCAGAAGTAAGTCCTGTGATTGTTCCATTTGCTGATTGCTGATAAGCAACAACATCTTCCCATTCACCTATCCATAACTTCTGAACCCCTCCAATACTGGAACAACCCAAAATGTAGCCATCTGTAAGATTACAAGTAAAAGCCATAATATTATTTTTTAATTTGTTTTGTTTATTTTTTTAATAAGGGGGACTTTCACCCCCAATGTTTTTAAGTTAGATTACAATTTGAAGTATACAACATAATCCCAGAACGCCGCGTTTACACCAGCTTTCCATTTTGCTGCCATTCTCACTTCTTGATTGTCAAGTGAATACCATAATTCGAAATTTTCGTAGTCATTTAACAAGTCAGTTCCAAAATACAAATTAGATTTTGAAGAAATGAAGAACTTGTTCGTGTTGTTCAAACCGCGAACGGCAATTAAACGAACATTTGTTCCAGGAACCATTTGTGAAAATTGTTGACCCTGGTCTTCAGCACCTGTGTAGTGGAATAAGTTAGCATTTCTTAATGCTGTAGAGTAAGTTCTATAGAAGTCATAACCACAGTATAAGTATAAGTCATCCATATCAATGATGTTAGTTGGGATAACAGCTACCGCTGCGTCAACTACACCGATGATGTTAGCTGCTGTAATTGCAGTTACAGAACCAGTGTTACCGTTTACAACAGAACCTGAATAAGCTGCACTACCTGCTAATTGGATGAAACCATTACATAAGTTTAAGTTTCCTGTTCCTGTTGCAACATTTCCTTTCCAGATTAAATCATCTATCAATGCAGAAATTTGTTCAGTTTTCTCTTGCACATATAACTGTTCAAACGGGATTTGAGTGTTATATGAACCTGGTTGCATTAAAGTTTGAGTATAATACTGTTCTAATGTATCAAGACAGATACTTTCGTTTACCTTCAAAGGACATACCTGAAGGTCGTTTTGTGTTAAGTTAGTAGTTCCAGAGTTTGAAAATCCACATCCACCACCTTGCGCTATCAAAGTTGAAGACAACAAGTTGATTGACGCTGTTGATTTAATATCTGGTTGGATTGTTAAAAACTGTGTGCTTCTACCACCTAAAATCATTTTTTTAATAAGGGCCATGCGTGTTTCATCTACATACGCTGTTAACCCTGCTACATTTAATGACATAATTAAATTGTTTTTATTTGTTTATTTTTATTTTATAAGCTACCAAAATATTTGGCTTTTTCTGCTTTATTTGCAGTTCGTGAAATACTTTTCTTTGGTTCTTGGATTGACCCTGTTGAAGGTTCAGCCGCAAACTTTTCAAATCTTTCTGTTAAAGTTGAATTTGTTTTTTCAACACTTTCAAACTTCTCCTTCAAACTTGTTACTACTGAAGTTAATTGTTCTATGGCTTCAAACATATTTCTCATTTGGTCTGCTCCCATATCTTCTTCATTAGTTTCTTCGGTTTCAAGTTCGTTGATAAGACCTTCAGCGTCAGTGTAGATTACTAATCCACCTTCTAATTCGTGTCTACCTTCAGGAGCGGTAACAAAACCTTCACCTGATTTCACCATAACTTTATCACCTACTGACAATGCGTCACCTTTAGACATAACTTTTACTTCAGTTCCATCTTTAAGTTTTGCGTCAATTTCGTTTTTATACTCGTCTTCCATTTTTTCAACAATAGTTTGTTCCTCATCTTTCAATGGGATTTGATTTGCCATTTCTTGGATATAACCAGTGTCTGATACATTACCTTTTTCTACTTCAGTAATACCTTTGATTACTCCTGCTGCTACTTCCAAGATTTTGCCGTCATTTAGACGATAAGTTCCATCCATAATATCCATCTCTTGACCTGATACAACTTCTTTAACTTTTTCACCTACTCTTAAAGCATCACCAAGACAACGAACGATTTTACCATCTGTTGTTCCGTAATCAGCAGCCATCATCTCTTGAGCGAATAACTCACGGATTTTTGCTAAAATTGATGTTTTTTTATTCATAACTTTTTGTGTTAGATATAATAGTTTATTTTTTGTTTAATACTTTGGTTATTTCATTCCCAAAATGCGTTTAATCTTCTCTTCAATAAGAGTTTCATCTGTATAATCTTTCAAAGTTGATTGTATTTCTAATAACATACTATCAACCATATCATCTTCGTATTTTTCAATAAAGTATCCCTCAAGTGAAAACCCGTTATACTCACCTGATTTGATTTTTTCCCATACCTCATCGTTTTCAACCAAGTAAGTTGCAACCCAGCTGCCTTCAGGTAAATCAGGGAACAGATTACTTTTGTTTCTATCATCCACAATATAACTTTCAATCATATAGACATCGTCTTTTACGGAGTTTTCATCGTGGTCTGTGTTGATGTTGTGTATCTTGTTTTCTTTGAAGTATTTTTTCATCATCTTCAAAATGGTGTCCTTACTAAACTTAACATAATACTTACCCAAGTCAGGGGAATATCTTAATATTTTAGTTTCAGCTAACATTACAGGAGCCGTAACCATTCTCTTTTCGTCGTTTGTTTCTTGGAATAGGTGTTTTTCAAATCCAATCATTCTTAATTGGTTATTGATTTGTTGCATCTTTCTAATAGCCCAATCAACTCCTTCTTCACCCCCCCATGCGTCATACATCAGTCCTCCACAACCTTCGTCATAAGGAACATCTTTGTGTTGTTGATGTCTTTTGAATGATGCCATACGAGCAATCGTTTCAATACTTACAGGACGAGTATTACATAATTGGGATGCTCTTGTCCATCCTACTCTTGTCCCACAATCATTATCAGGGTTATTGTCTCTATACTTAACGGCTCTACAAGCGTTTTCACTTGCACTCTTTGGATAATCCCTATAACTTTCTTGGAACTCTTCTTTACCAAATTTCTTCCAACTTATTTCTGTTGCGGGTTTATCTACAAAGGACAATCTTTCCATGCCTTCGTCTTCCAAGTCCTCGTTGAAATCTAAATATAGAACTGGTAATTCTTCTTCAAAATGAAACTTAATCATAATTAAAATCTTGTGGAGTTTTCTATCCTGTTAACTCTTTTTTGTGCGTCTGAAATATCACTTTCTACCACATAAGCCCTAACAGGTTCTTGTTGTTTATTATCGGGGAACACAACCTCAAATCTTTGTCCTTGATTTGATGCTGGTAAATTAGGCATAAGGGACTTTCCACCACCTGCTTGATTGATTGCATCAAGGATGGGTAAAAATCGGTCTGTGCTTTTAGAATTGATTACAGCTTCACCTGGTGCAAGATTTGCTGATACACTATCAATTTCACCTGAACCCATACCAGGAACAATACCACCTGTTGCAGCTTGAAACGATGACTTGGCAATTACTGCAATTTGTGTTGCGGCAAATACACCGGCTAATGCTGCGGCAATACTTTTAATAATCAATTCACCTGGTGTGTTTGCAAATGTGGATAAGACAGCTCTTGCCCCATCTATGGTTGCTCCAACAAGGTTTAATCTCTTATTTGTTTGAAATGACCTTTTAGCAATAGCCCTTTCTTCTTGTTCTTGTTGTTGTTGTAGTTGAAGAACCTGATTGTCATATTCTTCCTGTGTAATCAATCTTTGTGAAAGTTGAGCATCTAATAATGCCGTCTGCTTGTCTAAATTATCTTGTATTGATTGTGTCCTCTTTTCGTTTTCTTGTTCGGTCACATTAGTCAAAGCACTTTCAAAATCACTAAACAGGGATTGGAATGCCGCTAAATAGTCATCAATATTGTCTAATTGTGTTTGTAATTTATCTAATTCACTTTCACCAACAGCCTCAACTTGAGCATCCAAATACTCCTGAACTATTTGAAGTTTTTCTTGTTCTGTGAATTTTGTTAAATCAATTCCCTTTTTAGACATTTGTTCTTCAAAGGATGCAAGATTTTGTGATGCTGTCTTTTTTTCATCCAATACAAT